TTAGAGTTGAAGTAGATATGGATGATGGCTCAAAAGAAAAAGTTTGGATTTATGTAGCAGGGGATGAGTTAATGCAAAAAAGCAATATGTTTAGAGTAATTCAAAGTGGAGACTGGTACAATAGATAATTTTAATATAAACTCAAGCGGTCTTTCAGAAAAAGAAAGAGTTTTAAATATAGTTTCAAAAGATTTAATTGCTTTTGGTCAACTGTTTTTACCAGATGACTTTATGAAATCATCTCCAGCTCCATTTCATTACGAAGTTGGAAATAAACTACTAGACAAAAGTATTAGAAAGCTGTGCGTAGTTCTACCAAGAGGTCATTCTAAATCAACAATGGCTAAAGCTGCTCTGTTGCATAAAATTTATTTTAATCCACAAGGCAAAAAAGAATTTGCTGCTTGGGTTTCTGAAGAACAGGGACAAGCAGTTGACCACTTAAAATATATAAAAAATCACATTGAGTATAACAATGCTCTTAATTATTATTTTGGAGATATGATTGGAGAAAAGTGGACTGAAAAAGAAATAACTACTAGTCGTGGTGACAGAATAATTGCAAAGGGAACTAGTCAAAGATTGCGTGGTAGGTCTGAGCTTGGAACTAGATATACAAATATTATTTTAGATGACTTTGAATCTGAGTTAAATACAAAAACTCCAGATAGAAGAAGAGAGATTAAAGAGTGGTTGATGTCAACTGTCTATCCATCTTTAGAAGAATCAAAGGGCAACGAGGGATCCATCTGGTTAATTGGCACTATCGTACATTACGATTCAGCATTACAGGCTATATACGATGGATATCTTGAAGCCCAAGAAAAAAATAGTAAATACACTTGGGATGTAATCTTTCATAGAGCATTAGAAGATGGTAAGCCTTTGTGGGGTTCTTATTTTAGTAAGAATAAAATAAATGAAATACGAAAAGATTATGAAAACGTAGGTCAGTTACACAAGTTTGCTCAGGAGTATATGAATGATGCTAGGGACTTGGCTACTGCTAAATTTAAAATAGACAAGCTGCAACATCATGATTATCAAGTTGTTTCTGGGGACAATCAAGTATACTTAAAAGATAAAAACACTATCATTCCAGTTAATGTTTACGTTGGTGTTGATTTAGCTTACGAAGCAAATGCTAATAATGACTATCAAGTTATTATGGTTACTGCTGTAGACAGTGAAAAAAATTATTACATATTAGATTACTATCATGAGCATTTACCGCTTTATGAAATGCCACAAAAAATATTTGAATACGCAAAAATGTATTCTCCAGTTAGAAGAGTTAACGTTGAACACGTAGGAGCACAGGGAATTATAAAAGATTCAGTTAACAAAATGGGTGGCTTTGATAGAAAAATGGCTCCTGGTATTGCGAGAGGAGTTAGACCTCCTAACGGAATAAAAAAAGAAGATAGATTAGAATCTTTACTTTGTCCCATAGTAAACAGGGGAAAGTTATTTCATAGAAAAGTTCATCAAGAAATAGTGGATGAAATGTTTCATTTTCCAAAAGGAAAGAACGATGACCTTTTAGATGGTCTTTGGTATTCAATAACTAATGCAAGGTCTCCTTTGAGCGGCAAGTTTGAATCTAATGATTTTATTGCAGAAAGTAAACAAAATCATAAAAAAACTAAGAAATCTGTGTTAAGAAGTTGGGTTACTGGACAAAGATTATAAAAAACTCTTGACAAATAGCAGTATTTCACTTATATTATATATATAGATCTTAAAGGAGTCCTAATATTAACTACGTAGAAACTTTTGCTGAGCACGAAGAAGCTCAGAATAATAGAGATTTATGGAGGCGGTATAGAGACGCCAGAGCTAACTGGGAAACAGAAGCTAGGGATGCCATTGATTTTTCTTTAGGCAATCACTATTCTACAGAAGAATCAGAAGTTCTTCAAGCAGTTGGTCAAGGCGATTTTATTATAGACAGAGTTTATGCTGCTGTAGATAAATTAAAATCTTTATTAACTTCTAGAAATCCAAAATTCTCTGCACTTGCTAGAGAAGATTCTGACTATAAAATGTCTAATGTATGGCGTACTATACTTGAGTACGTGTGGGATATTTCTAATTGCAATACGCATTTTAAACAAGTGGTGCATGATTATTCTACTACTGGATTAGGGTACTTTTATGTTTATGTTGACCCAGAATCAGATTATGGGAGAGGTGATGTTAAGATTACAAGTATTAATCCATTCCGTGTGTACGTTGATCCAGCTTCTAGGGATAGACACTATGCGGATGCTTCTCATATTTTATTATCTACAATTCTTAGTAGAGACCAGATTCTTGGATTATATCCAAAGCTAGAAGAAATAATTGACAATATAGAAACTTCAACAGATGAAGAAGATTATCCTTCTTCAACAAAAAAGAACTCATCTTCTTCTTTTACTCCAGACATAGTTAAAGATTATGATAGAGGTGGGTATGAAAAATATAGAATTGTTGAAAGATTTGAAAAAATAAAAGTACCATATTATAGATTATTTAACAAAGAAACTCAAGAAGAAAAAATAGTTGAGTTAGAAGCATTTAATAAAATTCTATCTGAAAACTCTCATTTGATAGAATCGGGACTGGTAGAGGCTGTTGAAGTTCTGCAGACACGTATTCGCCATGTAGCTACAGTCGGTCAAGTTCTCCTTTATGAACAAGTTCTCAATACCGACGTTTATCCTATTATACCAGTCCCAAATATTTGGACAAACACACCTTACCCTAAATCAGATGTTACAAAAGTTAAAGATTCTCAAAGATTAATTAATAAATTATTTTCTTTGACTCTTAGCCACGCCCAGGCATCTGCTGGTTTAAAGCTTTTAGTTCCAGAGGGTAGTGTTGATGACATAGGTCAATTAGAAAGAGATTGGGCAAATCCTAATGCTGTTATTGAGTACAATCCAGAGTTTGGAGAACCTCATTATCCAGCCCCACAACCACTTGCATCTGAGTTTTACGCCCTCATAAGTAGGGTAGAAACATATATTGATTTAAACTTTGGTATATCTGAACTAATGCAAGGGTTTAGAAGTGGAGCTGCTGATACAGCTAGGGGAACATACTTACTTCAAGAAATGGGAGAAACTAGAGGTAGGTCAAAACTTAAAGATATAGAGGGAAGCCTAGATGTTCTTGGAAAAGTTGTATACAATTTTTGTAAAGGACATTATGGGTTTAAAAAGACTTTTAGAATTGTGCAACCAAACAATGATTTAACTGAATTTACCATTAACAATAAAGTATATGATGATAAGACGAACGAGTTAATGAGTATTGACAATGATATATCATTAGGTCAGCACGATATTCGGATAGTATCAGGTTCAACGCTACCATCAAATAGGATGGCTGAGTACAATATGTATTTAGATGCGTATAAGTTGGGCTTGGTAGATGACGTCGAGGTGTTAAAGAAAACTGACATCTACGACAAAGAAGGTGTTCTGCAAAGGAAAGGTGCGATGAGTCAAATGCAGTCGTACATAGGACAACTTGAAGAAGAGGTTAAGAAACTACGTGGTGATTTGCAAACTTCTGAGCGTGAAATGATTAACGCTAGAAAGCAAACTATTACGCAGAAATTTAAAACAGGACTTGATTCAGTTCTTAATGAAGTGAAAGACAAGGAAAGAAAAAATCTCAATAAGTTGGAAAATGTAATTGACAAAGCTGATTTGCAAGCCAAGTACGGTAAAAAGCAAGAACAAGGCATACAGGGTGCCGAAGAAGGCGTTGAAGGTTAAATATATAATAGAGTCAAGCTCTACCTAAATATTAGAGTAGAGAGATTCGGAAAGGAAATATGGAAGACCAAGCAACAGAAAAAAAAGTAGGAAAAACTTACGAGGATAAATTAGCTGACGAAAGGCAGGGTATTGATATATCAATGCCAGACGTTGAGGTAGTTAGTAAAGAGATTCCAGTTGATGAAAACATGGAAGCTCAAGGAAAAGGAGCCGAAAGGGTTCCTAGTGAGATTACAGCAGAAGGCAATGAAGAACAGATTGATTATGCTACTGATTGGGAAAATGAAAGTAGAAAATTTCAATCTATGTACGATAAGCAAAAAGCTGAATATGACTCTTTACAAGGACAAGTTCAACAGTTAGAACCTTTAAAACAGTTACAATCCGTATTAGAATCTAGACCTGATGTTGTTCAAGCAATTCAGGAAAGATTACAGGGAAAGCCTACTAGCAGCAATGAAACAAAGTCTGTTGAAAATACAATAGATGAAAATTCATTTGACCCATGGGAAGCCTATTACAAACCCGACTCTCCATCGTACAAGTTACGTGTAGAGAAGGAAAAGGCTTTGGTTAACGAAGCAGTCTCTGAACAGATGGCTGGTATCCAAAGTCAAGTTGCTATGCAAAATCTTAAGAGCGAGCTTCAGTCAAAGTATAATATGACAGATGATAAAGAAATTGATCAATTTATTAATTTTGCTATGACACCAAGAGAACAACTACCAGTTGATTTCTTAATAGATGTTTATAGACAATTTTACAATAAAGGAACCAATGCTCCATCATCTGAAAATATTCAAGCTGTGAATGATGCTCAAGCTATGCCAAAGTCAGCTGGTGTTTTACAAGGGGGCGACCCTAAGGTAAAAAGCGAAGTTGATGTTTCTTGGGATAGAATCTTAAAAGCTGGCAACGCTGGAAGATTACTTTAAAATAATTAACGGAGAAATAAAATGTCTGTTACACAAGGAATAAAACTCTCTAGTGATATCACAGCAGCTGCTACTAGCGCTGGTGTGGGACAAGCTCCTGATAGAAGACGGTTATATGATTTTAGTGATCGAGTTGCTGAACTAGCTCCCGAAGAATCACCCTTTTTCGTATACCTAAATCAGGTTGCTAAATCACCAACGGATGACTCTGTCTTCCGATATCTAGAGAATAGGTCAAAAATTAATATGACCACTAGGAATTTCTTACTAGCCGCTGCCGTAAATGGCGGTTCAGCTGTTTCTGCTGGAAGTGCTTATACTTTCACAGTTGATGCTGATACAGCTACTGGTGGTGTTAGCTCTGGTGGAGCTTCAGTTGACTTTTTAATTAAAGGTATGGTATTTGTTGTTAATACAACTACTGGCGCTGAAACATCAGGATACGCTCAAACAATGGTAAGAATAGAAAGTGCACCTACTGATAGTGGCACAACTACTACATTTAGTGGTAAAATTATTGACGTATCAAACTCAAATGTTACTGGTTATAACGTTCTAGCTGATAATGACGTATGTCAAGTTATCGGTACCGCATTCGGAGAAGGAACTGCTTCACCAGATACATTTTCAACTGAAATCGAAGATGACTTTGGATACACTCAAATCTTTAAAACATCTTGCGAACTTTCAAACACAGCTATTGCAACACGTTATCGTGGTTATGCAAATGAATTTGAAAGAATTTGGGCAACTAAACTTCGTGAGCATAAAGTAGATATTGAGCGTGCTATGTTATTTGGACAAAAAGCTCGTGTTGGTGGAGTCCAATATACTGAAGGTCTAGTAGGTCACATTGTAAAAAATGCAAACCCAACAACCGATGATAGCGCATTTTCATATTCATCTGGAACACCTTACTATCGTAGTGTAGCTCAAGCTGAGTTAACATATGATAGATTGCTTTCTGACTTAGAAGTTATATTTGACCCAGCTCGTGGTGGTTCATCTGACAGATTAGTCTTAGCTTCATTACCTGTAATCACCTTCTTTAACAAGCTAGGTGATGGTGCATTTATGGATGCTTCTATGGGTTCTGCTTCTAATATGGTTAATCGTTATAACTTTGAAGAAAGACAAGGTGCTTTTGGTCATAAGATTATGACTATTGATACCGTTCACGGAACAATGCACTTAGTCAAAGAACCATTATTTAGAGGTTTGTCCTCTGGATTTATGTTAATGGCTGATATGAGCAAACTACAATACCGCCCACTAGTTGGAAACGGTCTAAACAGAGATACTCATATTATCACTAACGTACAGAATTCAGATGAAGACTTACGTAAAGATATGGTTATAACCGAAGCTGGTCTCGAAGTAACACTTCCTGAGTGTCATGCACTCTACGAAGTAGAATCAGCTTAAGGAGGTTTTAAATGTATAGTAATTATTTAAACTCAAATAGCGGTATAGCTGGACACGCTTTAAAAATCAAAAAGATAACTGCTAGTGCAGCTTTAAGCGCAAATGACAGTGGTTCAATTATCCTAGTTAACCCTGCAGCTGCAACAGAAGTTGACCTTCCAAGTCTTTCTGATGCTGGTGTTGGTTGGTACTGCAAGATTGTATTGACAGAAGATACTGATGGTTCAGACCAAGGTATGGGTGCTAAAGTAAATATTGACTTTGGTTCTGGCAATGATGTTGTTGGTCTTATAGGCGATACTGGAGATGGTGCTGCTGGAGATCAAGCTGTTGACGGTGATGATTTCATCGCTTGTACTGCAAATGCAAGTCCTGGAGATATGTTTGATATCTTTACAGATGGCGAAAGATGGTACGTACACGGAGTAGCTAAAGACGCATCTGAAGTACCTTTTGCTACTGCAGCTGGTTAATAAATCCGAATAAATAAGGATTGACAGTTTTGGATACTGTGGGG